GAACCTACAAAATGATTACCAATGTTAAAAGTTATACTATTCCAACCATCAACATACTGGTTATTATAAGCGGATGCCGTTGTATGCCTAGCAAAAAACGCAGGCTGACTAGGCATTGTCACACGGACTGATGCATCTATCTGTAACCTAGTTGTACCACCTGTTAAGGCATGATTTGTGCCAGTGTGTAAGTTGACTGTATCTGCGCCACCTATATACATAGCCTCTGCACCAGACCCATTAGTGTAAGAAGTAATGTAGCCTGTGTCTGTACCAGCAACTTTAAACTGTATTCCACCATATATACCACTATCTACAGTCAGGTTTGTACTTGTAGCAGTATCAACAGTTAATGGCCCTGTGACAGTATCACCAGTAGCATTGACGTATCTCGTATCGGATGCGCTTTTGGTGTAAGCGTCTGCGGTTTCAAAAGTTACAAAAGCAGTGATAGTAACCTCATCCCCTACGGCTGCACCAGAAACAAGCGTTACGCTTGTACTTGTAGCGAAAAAATCCGACTTTTCCATTCTCAAGCCGTTGATATGGACCATAATATCTGACGGTGAACAGGCAAGCGTATTACCGTTGTCATCCGCGCCAGAAAAAACTGTCGTGTTTGCAACGCTTACGGTATATGTAAAAATGTTAGCTGATTGTCTGCTAACTACCTTAGTCGGACTACTACCAATATAAGCCATTTTTATCCTTACTCTGGCGTTGAAGCCTCTGCGTTAGCTTCTGCTGCTGTTTTTACAACTTTTAAATCAAACGCTTGGGTAACTTGTGCATCTTCGCCCACAGCCATAGCGACATCATTTGCGTTGCAGTGAGCCACAAGCGCAGCAATAATTTCATCTTTTGCTATTCTGGCTCTGTTAGTTAGCGCGTTGTCTGCCCAATCTTGCACACTAGCGGCTGCATATTCCATGCACTTATTTTCTGTGTCGGTTAAACTTACTGTAATATCTGGCATTTTAATCTCCTATGATGGTTTAGTAGGCCAAGTTACATCATCGAGGCTAGTCGCGCTTTTGGTTATGTCACGCAATTCTTGACGATAGGTTTTCCAAGCGTCAGACATGGTAACGTCAGAGTTACCCATCCAATCGGTTTCTGCTATTCTACGGTTACGTTCTTCACGCAGTAAGCGCATAGGTTCTGCTGCTACAAGCTCGTCTTTCTTAGCTGATACCGCCGACCAAGTTGTACCAAAGTCGTTAGGGTCATCGCTTTCGATTGCAGAGCCGTTGCTATCTGCGCCTGTCACCTTGCGGAACATTTCGTTAAACTCTGTTTCAGAAGTAGGTTCGCCACGTAAAACCCACTCTCTTACGCCTAATTCTGTTAATGATGTTGCTATATCTGTCATTTGTTTATCCTATTAAATAGACATACATATTATTATAAATATGATTGTTGTGTACTATTCCTGTATCTGACCACCACTCTATATAGTCACTTACTTCTAAACTTATTATGAGTGAGACGGAAAGTCCTATGTAAGTATTACCTTTTGTTTGTGTACGACTGCCATCTATTCGAGTGCCATTTTTACGCATTTCTATACTTACGGTATTAGTATTACTATCAGTCAGATGATGAAAACCAGCAGCATAAAGACCAGCGACAGGTACAATCATTCTTTCATTTGTTTGATCAACAGTTAATCCACCTCCAGAACTTATGTTATTGTCTAGTGTTATCTTAGCACCACTAGAAATAGCTGAAGCTCCTAAAGACGCTTGACCAAAAGGAATGACAGGCTTCAATAATCTACCAGCATTATCTATAGTTAACCCAGTAGTACCGCCAGTATTCTGTATTTCATCAACTTTTAAGATAGAACTCATTGGGCTATCTCCATAAGTGTAAGATAACTATAAAAACCATTTCCGTTAAGTCTACAATTAGCACCACTAGACACATTGTTGGCGTATTGAGTTTTATATGTAACTGCACTTGTTGTTGAGGGTGTGTCTAAAATTTCATTTATATAAAACATTCTTAAATCATCATTTACATCTGCACTGTATAGAGTAAATTTTTGCGCTGGTTCTTGTATAGCTGTAGAGCCTCTTAAAACTCTTATGCTTAAACCGTATCTATCCCATCTGCAGTGTTGATTTACTTTTATAAAAATTTTACTAGAAGCAGACTTTGGCGTTATTGTGGCTGAAAGAGTGGTATCTGTATAAGTCGTTGTATCACCAGTAACTTCTGTATTAGTTGAGCCTTGTATAACTTGAACAACATGGCCTGGAATAAGCACCCCATTACCAGTAGTCTTTTCGTTAATAGTGTCTACCTTTAGGATGCTCATTGGGCTATCTCCATAAGAGTTATACTTGAAGGCGCTGCCCCAGCGTATTGTGCGAAGACTGCAACACCAGTTCCAGAGGTAGTCTTCATTCTAGTTTTATATGTAAAAGAACTTGTAGTGTTAGGAGAATGTAACAACTGCAAGTTTGTTTGCCAATGAAAAGCAATCATGTCTTTTATTCTAAACTGATCATAGCCACTACCACCAAATAATAGATTATTACTTCCATCTGCTATTATTAAATTGCCCTGATATTGACCGCTTGATGCTTGCGTTAAAGAAAAAGCCTGACTTACAGTTATAAAAACTTTAGATGATGAAAACTTCGGTGTAATAGAAGCTGTTAAACCAGTATCAACAAATGCAGCACCTGTTGTAGTTGCTTGTGTTTGATGTGTTGCACTTACAACCTGAATAACATGACCTGGAGCATGAAGCGTCTGACCAGACGGTACGATAATCTTATTAGCATTGCCGCCAGAGCTAAGACCTTTTAGATTTTCAACGTGTAAAGTACTCATATGATTGTCAAGTTCCCATTAACTGTAAGCGTAATATTAGCCGCAATGCTTAGAGGTCCATTACAACTAGCATTCTCTGTGCTTGCTATGGTTGTGTCTGTGGACATTGTTTGATCATTTGTTTGAAACAAAGCCGTTTTCATTGTGTTTTGCGTTGTGTCGTATAAAGGCGCTCTAATGGTGCTTTGAAACGTGCCACCTTGCGATAAGCTAGGGGCATCTGCAACGCTGAAGGTATTGTGGCAAATTATTTGTATTTCATCATTTAACGCAGCTGGAGTATTTAAAGATATTTGGGTGCCAGAACTAGAATTATAATCCGCTGGCATAAGCAAAATTCCATTCTGTGTAACGTCAACTTGCCCCACATTAAAAACGGCTGGGAAAACTTGCTGGGATGCACTGGCGGTATACGTGTAAACCCTTCTTGTACCTTCACTTAGTGTCTGTCCTATGTATGCCATATTTCTATCCTATCATAAATCCACCAGCTTGAGATTCCGCTTGCAAAGTAATACTTGAATCAAATTGACCTCCACCCAAGAAATTTATTACATCTCCTGCTACACAACTAAATATGCCGCTTACATTTAGAGTATGATAGTTTGTAGAGTGATTATCACCATCAATAGAGGAAAGAACATTTCCATAATCTGACCAAGGACTGCTTGGAATTGAAGCTCCTTTATATATCAAAGCTCTTGCATAAGTACTACTTGTAATACCGTCAAAACGTGGATTTAGAAAAAAGAAATAAACTCCAGTAGCAGGAACAGTATATTTTCCTGTGGTTGTATTATAACCACCACCAATGTCAAAGTCTTCTACATTAAAAACAAGATTTTGTTTTGCGTTGTTGCCAGTTAATGTAACACTGCTTGAGTTTCTTCTTACTTTAAACTTAGGCTGATTAGGCATTGTTACATGGCCTGAACTATTTATGGTCATTCTTGTTGAATTTCCAGCAGTAAATAATAAAGAGTCATCAGCATTATTATAGGCAACCTGACCAATTCTTCCATTTGCAGAGTCGCCAAAATGTAAACCAGCATAGCCACCAGTTCCAGAAGTAATTGTTACTGAAGCATGGTCACTTGTTGATGCATTATTTTGAACATTTAAAAAACTGTTAAAATAAGATGGTTGTGTACCAGAAGCTGTTCCAACATTTAAAGCCCCACTCATAGTATCACCAGCAGTTTCTACATAAGCTGCACTATTTCCAGTAGCTAAATCTTTAGACTTCCCCATCTAGGTAATCTCCAAAATAGACATAATTGCATCACAACTACTAGCCGCACTCGATGTAACCTTCACGCTATCACCAGTTTCCAACACAACCTTTTGATCACCGCCAACAACAACTAAAGAACCACCGCTAGGAACCGTTGCAGTCTTAACCATGAAATGATCGTTAGAACCGTCATTTAAAGATACATCTACCGTTATGGCTGTAGCTGTACTGTTAGAACAAGTTAACCCTATGACAGTTGTTTGCGTAGAAGCTGCAACCGTGTAACTGCCTATAGCCGTTGCAGATGTGCCGATATTTCTGCTTAGTTTTCTTTTAAACGTGTTTGCCATATTCTATCCTAACGCAATCGCCATAGCTACAGGTACAGCCGCACGAGCATCAAAGTCAGCAGCCGCCAGTGTAATAAAAACCGTTGATGTACCAGAAAGATTTAATAATGAACCAGTAGAACTAGATGTTAAGGTTCTGCTTAGAGTTGTACCGCTATGCGTGTATGTGCCAGTGCCTATCTCGTAGTCATTACCACTTTCAATAACATAACGCACACTGTCACCGTCACTGACACCGCCATTAGCAAAAGTCCTAAAACCAGTAACAGCATTGCCAAGCGTAATTGTGCCTGTACCTGTCGTAGTCGTTGTGACCTTTACTCTGTCTGCTACTTTTACCATTTACTAGCTCGGGTCTGGTATGCCTATATCTAACGCAGATATATCAAACTGGTTGCCACTGTTGACTGACTGAGAAGCGTTTAACGCACCTGTCACTAACAGCCTTGAATTTGACGTATCGCTAATTGCAAAATGTGTTGCCGTTCCTGTTCCTGTC